GATGGATTTGTAAAAAAGCGTGTAAGGAATGAGCCTTTTCTACGCATTTTCTCTGGCGTATCTGCTGCACCTCGGACTCCGGGCTTGAGATTTGCGCCCTCAGTCTCCTTGAAGTGTCTACGACCTGCAGCAGTCAGACCACCCTTAGGGTCTTTGAGAGGTTGCTTTGCTTTTTCAAAATCAATATCTTCAAGAACATCCAAAATATAGTCAAGATTGCCATCAATATCCATTTTGATAATATCAACAATTGCAAGTGCATTTGCGGGGTTATCAACTAAACTCAACTCACCAAGCGTATATTTTTTAATAATATTAACTGGTCGGCCTCTAAACATTTTTTCTGTAGACTCAGCCTTTTCCATAATTTTTCCACCAATGGAAAATGCTTGAAGAGTTCCATCAAGGATTTTTTCCCAAGTATCTTGGGCACCCTTTGAAATATAAGCACTTACTTTAATAGCCTTATATTTTTCACCATCTTCAGATTCAATTTCAACTGGTTCATAACTAATAGCTTTACCTACGGCAATGGGGTGATGCATTTCTCTAATATTTCCACCCCAATTCTTGAATGCCTCTAAAGAAGCACTAAACTCAACAATATCGCCGGACTTATCAATATTGTCAGCAGTAGCAATACCACTAACAATTCTTTCTTCTCTTTTGATCATATCAATAGGGAAAGATAAATTAAAGTTTTCCATGATTACCTCGTAATTTTAAATTATACACCATTATTTGTATAATTAGCCAACTGCGTAAGCTGCAAGACTTACTCCGGCTGTAACAACTTTAATCGTTGTATAGTCTCCCGGAATTTTATGGTATAAATGACTTCCATTAGTTGGTGAATGTGGAATAAGAATTTGATGTCTTCCATTTAATTCAATAACAACATTGGTGTTATTGTCAGTGTTATGGACAAACAAATAATCAGTGTGATGTCCAATTGACACCACTCCATCTGTGCTTGCGATAGCTGTTGTTGTATATACAATACTACTCATTTTTTTCTCCTTCAAATACCTTAACGGTATCTATATTGTCGCCAGAATCTTGACTCTGGCCTCTTTCTTTTTGATCTCCACTGCCTTGAACACCCGTTGGTGTTGAGCCAGCATCTGATCTAGACTTTGGTGGAATTGATGAAGCATTATTGGAATTGCCAACTGGCGCTCCTGCTCCTTCCTTTTTAACTTTTGTAGGGAAAGGAAGGACTTCATCACCATCTTTACGTTCTGGCAACCCAACCTTAGTTCTAACTTCATTTGGAGAAATAACTTCAGTTCTAAGATATCTATCGTAGATTCTTGATTCCATATCTTCATCCATAAGATCAATCTTATTAAGTTTGAATTGCAGAAGGTCTGTAAACTCTTTAACCAGACGATTGAGTTTCTTTTCAATAACTGCTTGATCTGGTCCAATCACTTGCATCTTAAATGTTTTATCGGCATCTCTTGACACTGCCAAGTTTGCATTGTCATAAACTCCGACTTTGGGAGCAGGAACCCTATTTGCGACAAGTATCTCATCACGGTTTGATTTACGATATTTATCAAAAGATGAATCTTGAATTCCGGCTTCTAATTTTTCAAATTTAATATCAGTATCAGAACCAATAGATGCAGGCAAAGGAATAATTAAAGTACCGTGATTGCGACCTTTAACTTCGTTTCTAAAATAATTAACAAGCTCTTGTTTCGAGCGCTGACTAATCTTTGCACCTTTAAGGATAATTGCATAACGAGGAATGGCTTTGTTTTCAAAATAGTCAATATTATATTCTTTAGCAAATTTGTCTCCAATTATTGCTGCAGCAGCAGAAACGGCTGCAGGAATACCATAATAAGTATTGTTTGGAGAATACATTTTAAAGTGAATAATCTCGTTAGGGCTTGGGTCCATGTTAATTGGGTCTTCCATCCCCAAGTCTTGAAAGTTTCTAAAGAATACAGCTTGAATCTTATTACTTCTAGAAATCTGTACAAAACCATCTCTTTTTCTACGAACTCTTACCATTGTTCCAGGGATATGACCGATATACCCAATCTTCCCAGAATTATTGCGACCAATTTCTAGATAACCGTTCCCAATTGTAAGAACATCTTGCCAAACACGAACCATTGTCTCAATCAAAGTCTCTTCAATATTAAGATCCTCAAAAGCGTCATCAAGTTCTTCTTTGAGATCTTGCATCTGTCTTCTCATTCTCTCAAGTTTTACTTTGTCATCTTGAACTCTTTCAATCTTCCTTTTAGCCTTCAAAGTTTCTTGGAATTCATAACCTAGACCAACGGTATTCATTACACGGGCATTAATAGCCGCATAATGAATAGAACTTTGATCATAAAGATGTGCAAGATTATCTAAATCATAAGGAGGATTGATAATGTCCCATAGTGAATATCCGTTAACAACAAGAGGATCAATATATTTACTTGCTGTACCGTCTTCGCCTTCATACTTCTTTTGAAGTCTTTGCGCTTTCCTCTTCATTCTTGGAGAAAGTGAAGACATTTTAACTGATAAGAATGGATCTGTTACTTTCTTTTCTGCATCAAAAGCGCTGTACGAGATATCGTCAAACTCTACTTCAACTTGTTCATCTTGAACGACTTCCATTTTTTGCATTAAATTGACCTCTGATGAGCGAAATATGCATCATACATATCTTCGTATGGGTCTGCAATTAAACCATTGGAAAGTCTTTCAGCTTGATCATCTCTTTCTGAAGAAGAAATTTTCCTTGCTCCAGCAATCCATCGGATAGTTCCTTCGTTAGTTCCAGTCCAATATTTGGCAGCCTGTGAAACACTTTTTTCAACCTTTGGGTCATTCATTAGCCCTTCTGCCGAAAGAACTCCATCGCCATCAGACAAAGGAAGACCGTCTGGAAGAATCCAAATACAAACACCATAGGCTCTTTCCGGAACCCAGATTTTCTTATTTTTAATAATGTCAGAACTCATATAGTTACAATTCTACATCACTTTCTTTAAATTATCTACACACTAGCGACAGTTTTATGTGATTAATGAACAATGTTGTCTTTAATAAGTTTGATTTCGCAACTATCTGTTGTGCAATAGCTTTCTCCAACTGCGTCAGCAGCCATTCCTGCATATACACCTTCAAAGTCAATCGGGAATAATTTCATCTCACCATCGTTGATATATTCATCTTCAGTAATTTGAGTGTAGGGCATTTGTGGATAAGTAAAGTTTCCAGAAGGTAGGAATGAAACAGTCTTTAATTGACCATCATACATATGAAGAACTGTCCCAACATGCTTTTGCTCAGTTTCCGAATCAAAAGATATTGTTACAGAAACAGAATTATCTGACCAATATCTCTGAGCAACAGAGGCAATCGCCATCTTTTCAAAGATAGTTACATCACGCTCTGCTCTTTCAGCATCAGATTTAATTGGGAAAAATACAACAGATGTTGTATCTGGAGATTCAGATGCAGGCTCAACACGATAATTAGCCATTTTAAAAAGAGGGAGCATTGGATCATCGTTACTAAACCGAATAGCTCTAAGGAAATATTTTCCTCCTGGTGTCCAATGAACCCCTGGGGATTCTCCAGCAAGGATTGAAACTGTCCCCGATGGTTTAACAGTTGTCATCTTGATTGATTCACGAATACCAAACCATTCAGAATAAATATTGTCATATCTTTTAACTGTTTCATAGCCATTGTCCATCCACTCACGAAGAACTGGAATCCCGTTAATGTCAGCAAAATTCGCAATACCAGACATTGATGCACCAATACGGCGATTTCTCTGCATGATTGCATTTGTCTTTTCCCAATGGGTTGGAAGAAGAGTTACAGTCTTCGCATACAGATATGCAAATTTCAAAGTACGCTTATAGTCTTCAAGTGACTCATGACGATTTAAATAAGTCTCAACAAGCGTACAGCACTCATAGGACTCAAGTGACTGCTCTGCACAAGGATTGTATCCAGCAACACGCCAGTCTTTATTATTTGGCGAATCAATTAGTCGGCCATACTTACGAGACATATCCATCCAAATAACCCCAGGTTCTCCATTTAGAGCAATACCATCAACAATATTTGAGATATCAGCACCAACAGATGTCTCAATAGAATTATTACTCATCCAACCCCAGCCAGGGTTTTCAGAATCATAAGAATTTCTTTCAGGAAATTTTTCAGCGTTTTTAAGATTTAAAAATTCTTCCGTATTGCGACCAATAAAAAGTTCTGCTGAACGGCGAACATTACCTGAGACAACACAGACCCCGATAAGATTTCCGATATCAGCAATATCAACGGCGCTAATTTTTTGACCAGCACGACCATCAAACATCTTTTTAATAGCTTTATGCAGCTTAATTAATGGCTCCGGCCCAGAAGCAGTTCCACCAAATGTTGCAATCGGAGAGCCATACGGTCTAATTAAAGAATAATCAAATTCAATTGTATTTTGTTCTGGCTTAAGATAAGAATTAATCAAATCCCCAGTCGCTCTTGCCCAACTTTCACGATCATCAGCAATGACATCAGTAGTTACTGTTGCTTTAGGCTGATAGATGACAAAATCTTTATCTGAACCCTTGTCGTCAAATCCAACACCAATCCCAAGCATTGAGGCTTCCATTAAGAAAGAGAACGGCTCTGCCGGATTGTCTTTACTCATTTCAGATGTAGAAACAAATGCACAGTTCTGCAGAGCAGCGGAATTCTTGTGAACATTTACAAGAGGAGTTCCCATAATCCAAAGTCCACGCCCCGGTGGTGTCCACTTAAGGTTAAATAAACGATCAAATGCTTCTTTTGCACTCGCTTGGGCTTTTACCCCATTCCAAGGAAGACGGTTCTTTTTGCAATGGTCTTTCTGAAGTGAATACATACCATTGATGACACGCTCACATACATCTGCCCATGTTTCTTTTGTTCCATCTGCTTTCTTACGAGAGTAAGTGCGAAGAAAAGTAATTTCTCCAACCGAGTTGCCAGCAGCATCTCGATAACCAAATGGTGGTTTTTGACTTCTATAAGAGGAAATAAAATCCTCGCTAAGTCTGAAAGAAAAGAAAGATGTATCTTCTTTTGGTGTGTTTAAAATCATTGTAACTCCTAAATATGCGTATATCTATGTTATCAAAGACAGGACATGGCTGAACTAATTAATACTAAGGTCAGTTAAATGTTTTTTTGTAATCTTCGTAACGAAGGAGTATCTTATCAGCGACTGCACCCCAAGACCACTCTGAATGAATAGTTCTTGCGGATTTTAATGCAAAGTCGGCAATCTCTTGATATTCATTAACAACATTCTTCATAGCATCAAGAAGTTCATCAAAATTAGGTGAAGCCCAATACCCAGTATCATCATTATAAACATGATCATGCCAATCAGCCTTGATCATGGTTGCAGAAATTGGGATTCCCAATTGTGCATAATCTGTACAACCAGTTGCATTTGTAATGATTGTAGGTAAACCTGTAGCCATTGCTTCTAGTGGAATTAGACCAAAACCTTCACCACTTGTTGGATAAACCATACAATGGCATTTGTGATATAAACGAATTAAGTCATGTATTTCAAAAACAGCTGGTATGCCAATAATCTGAGGATGATTAACTGCAGGAACTAAACTTCCATTAATGTAAACTTCTGCATGACAATAATTATTGTATTTAAGAATTAACTGATAATCTAAATCATCTTCATATAATTCTAGAAAAGCATCAACAACAAGCTGTGCATTTTTTCTCTTAGAGTCTCCACCAACATGTAGGAAATTAAACTTTCCAGTCAATTCTCTTTCAAAGATTTCCCAATCTGGAGAAACACCATGAGGGATTACATGAATATTTGTATGCACATTATTCTGAATATATACATCCTTAACAAAATTTGATGTTGTCCAGATTTCATCACATTGACTCATGTTATATAACCAAGATTTAGGAACTTTTGTAGATTCCCAAGGAGTATAGCCAATAGTGTATTTATTTTTTAATTGATAATAATGAGGATTACAGAAATTTATATGATAATCAAGCTCTTCTCTGTTATAAAAAACAGCAGTTTGTTTTTCTTGCAAAGCTTTAATTGTATTTATTCCAGCGTTGTAGTAGCCTTGGCTATACCAAAGCTCACCTGATTCATCTAGATTATTGAGGCTGAACCAGCTTATTTTATTCATTAGTCCTTAGAAATTTTGATCATTAACATTAGTGTCTAAACACTTTACACCTTTTGCCATCAAAGCGAGGGCTGTTTCTTCAGAAATTTCACAAGTTATTGGGCGATCGCTAAACATGCATCTCGTAGCTCCCAAATAAAAGTCATCAAAATGGAAAATTGTTATATGCTCAGGGTCAACAATAATAGCAGGGCCATAGTCGTCAGACTCAACAACCGCAATTATTTCCATACTATCAATCATATCACTCCTAGTAATCTAAGCAATCTAAGTAATCTATATACTCAATATATATTAAGCATATATAGCATACTAAGCATACTAGTATGGGGAAGCGCTGTTACGCTTCAGCGTACACTTTTTTTTAAGAGAATGTCGGAAGAAAATGCATTTTTTTCAAAGATTTTTCTTGGAGTCTCTGCTACGCTGTCAATATGGATTATAAGAATACAGTATTTGATGTTCTAGATCACGGAGAAATTGAACTTCTTGATGTAATGGGCAATGATTTGTCAGTGGTTAATGCAGCAAAGGTTTCATTCGCTGCGCAAGTAAAAGAGATTGATGAAGCCTCTGTTGGGCTTATCAATTACCTTATGAAAAATAAGCATGCAACACCTTTTGAGCATGTAATTTTTAAATTTAGAGTTAAAGCCCCAATTTTTGTAACAAGAGAATGGATGAGGCATAGGTGGTCATCATTCAATGAGATGAGCATGAGATATCATGTTCCACCAGTTATTGATTACTATATTCCAGCATCCAATAACATTCGTAAGCAAGTTGGTAAGCCCGGAGCCTATTCTTTTGAAGAGATTGATGATTTAGAACTTAAATCATTGGTAACTAGGAGAATGCAAGAGGTTATTGGCTATGCAGATCTTGTGTACAGAGACTTATTGGATTTAGGAGTAGCAAAAGAAATTGCTAGATGTGTACTTCCTGTTTCTCAATATACAGAGTTTATTTGGACAGTTAATGCTCGAAGTTTGATTAATTTTATTTCATTGAGGAATGAATCAAATGCTCAATACGAGATTCAAGAATATGCAACAATCATTGAAGCGTATTTTGCACAAATTATGCCTGTAACTCATAGTGCCTTTATTGGTGCAGATAGGGTTGCGATTTGATGAAACAGTTATTGTTTTATATTGGATGGACTTTTGTTTCATCATTATTTCTAAAAACTGGTGTTCAAATTATTCTTGACAAGGATATTGGGTATTCTGGTCCAATATTTGTTAATATATTTTTACAAATGGCTGTTATTTTTCCAATTGCCTCTTCTGTTTCAAGCCTAAAAAATAGATGAAGATATCTGCATACTCAGACTATGGAGATTTTAATGACATTGAAACCTTGTCTATAACAATTAAAGCAATTCCATTTGAAGGAGATTTAGTCCCCGCATTTGTTATTACATCACCTGATGATGACTACACAATCACACTTGATGAAGTACACTGTTTAATGGATGGTATAGAAATTGCTCAAAAAAAGATTGATGGTATCATTAATTTTATATTGCAAACAAAGGTTTTTAACCAAGAGGAGGATGAAGATGTTGATGGGGAGAGTGATTCCTGATTTTCCGTACCCAGTTAAGATATGTCCATATTGCAATAAGCAACTAGTAGTGGTGAATGCAATCCACTGGCAGGGAGATCAATATCAGTTTAAAGCTGTCTATTTAGACCCAAATCCTGTATGCCCGGTTTATGATGAAGAAGCTATGCAGGCTTATGCAAGAATCTATTATTCTTCTGAAGATGCTTTTGAATACTTTAGGGATGTAAAGATTCCGGTTCAGAGATGGTCTAGAGACGATCTTTATTCTGTGTATCAGTAGAAATAATGATATAATTGTCTTGCTATGCCTGTAAATCCTTGCTCAGAAAATAAAAAACCTGGATTTAAATGGGGAGACAGTGGAAAATGCTACCTATACACGCCCGGAAATGAAAAATCAATGGGTGAAGCGAAGCGTAAAGCAACAATTCAGGGGATTGCTACTGGAGAATATGACGCAGAAAAGTCTTTTGACGAAGAAAAGTTAGAGGAAACTCTAAAATCATTAAAAGAATGGTTTAAAGAAAAATGGGTTGATATTTCAAGACCAAAAGCCGGTGGTGGTTTTGAACCATGTGGTCGTGATGATGCAAATACTGGTAAATATCCAAAATGTGTCCCAGCATCAAGAGCTGCAAGAATGACACCTGAGCAAATAGCTTCAGCTGTTAGAAGGAAAAGAACTGCTGAGTCTACTCAAAACAGGGATGGCAAAAAGCCAATTAATGTGTCTACAGACATAGGGAAGATTGAAAAAGCAAATGTGCCAACAGACCCGGCTCTCTATGCAAGAGTTAAGGCAGAGGCAAAAGCGAAGTTTGATGTATATCCGTCAGCATATGCAAACGCATGGCTTGTTCGGGAATACAAAAAAAGAGGAGGAGGTTACAGAGTGACAAAAGAAAATGTAAGCAAGGTTGCAGAAGACCTTGTAGAAGAAGAAGCCGCACTTGCGGATGCGTTAACAACAATCGCAGCCAACTACGGAAAATTTAACGAAGATGAAACTGGTATTTATGCTGCATATGACAGCCCAGAAGAAAACGAAGTTAAAAGTATTGGTGTTAAGTGTGGAAATTGTGTTCTATATGAAGGCGAGGGTGTTTGCAAAATCATTGCTCAGCGTGTAGAAGAAGAAGGAAAATGCAGATTTGCTGTAATTCCGGATGGAGTCGTAATGCCAGAAATGGATGATGAATACGAAGAAGAGGATGACATGGAAGAAGATTCAATGTCTAACCTCATCTCTATGATTAGAGATTTATTAAATAATAAGGAGAAATAATATGAAATATACAAATATGGAAAAAATGATTGAAGATAACACTGCAATGAAGAATTGGCATGAGAACATGGCAAAAGCTTCGGCAGAGGCAATGCAAGATCATATCAAGGCAGCTGCTTGGCACAACTCGCAGTCGGATCTTCTCAAGGCGATGATGAACGAAGTTCCTCTTGACCCAGAAAAGAAGGTAACTTCAATTCCAATGGCTGGTTCAGCACCTACCCCGACATCGGGTGCAGGAAAGACTGCTCCAACTAAAGAAGTTGCCCTTGACCCAGAAAATGTTAAGAAATCAGAGTTGATTGCAGTTCTTAAAGACCACGCAAATCAAATTGGTAATCTTGATGCTGATATTGATGCAATTGCTAATTTTTTGATGAAGTAATATGGATACCAGCATTATTGTAGCGCTGGTTGCAGGAATTTTTTCTGTACTAGTAACTCTTATACAGAAAACACGTAAAGAGAATAAATCAGATCACAATATGGTCTATAGCTCCCTACAAGACCTCAAAGATGATGTCCGAAGTGTTGGAGATAAATTAGACGGTCATATTGACTGGCATTTAAAAAAGTAAAAACAGATTTGTAGAGCGCCTTTGGGTAGTGATATTTCGAAAGATTATCATTATGTGCAAGGGCGCTTTACTTATTTCCAAAAACAGACCACAAAATAGAAAATGACCTGCTATGATGATTGAAAACCATAGAAAGGAAGCATTATGCTTGACGCACAACAGGAAAAAGTCCTTACAGGAATGATTCCATCGGGTACATCCGGTGAAGAACTGAGAGTCGCTTATTCAATAATTACAGGAATTAGAGATGATAAAAATCTTTCACAGATTATTACATACTATTCACTAGACAGCGAAACAGCTTTGAAATGGTATAACTTCTTTTCTTTTGATTCTAGAGCAATATCTTCGACAGTCCGGCGTGGTCGTAAAGGTAAAGATTTAATTGGCTATGTCAAGTCCAATGTTGGCAAAACTGTTACCCCAAAGTCCATTGTTGAAGAATTAGGAATTTCACTCCCTACTTTCTATAACTTCTACAACGCAAACAGAGGGTTTTTTAAAAAAATTAAAAGAGGAGAATTTGAGATTGTTGATCCAAATCTTGAAAGGAGTATTTCAAAATGAAAACTTTATTTCAAGAATGTCTTGATGTTTCAAATGAAAATTATCAAGATTGGGATACCGCAGCTAAGAATTGTGTAGATACTATCTTTAATTTTTCTGATCAGTGTGGAAATAAACATATGCTAGATGTTGTGAATGATGTTGATTTTTATGTAAAAGATAATCCACACTTAATACCTGCAGCACTGTTAAACAATTCTGGTCATTCTCAATATACTGAGTTTCTTAAGTCTTTAATTGATTACTATATTCATAGTGGAATGAATGCCATTGATCCAGCTGAAATGAGATTTTCTGCAACTCAAAGCGATCTTGAAGACTCTATTCAGATTCATCAAGCATGGTTTTTACTAGCATCTCATTCTGCAATATCTCTTTTTAGTCGTCTTATAGAAGATCCAGCGTATTCGCAGTTTGTTAATACAATGATGAGCAAGAGCTTAGTCACTGCAACTGTTATCAAGAAACAGCATGATTATGGCCCTGAAAACATTGCAAAATTTGGCATGTGGGGACTGATTGTAAGACTTCATGACAAGATTGCTAGACTTGATAATTTATTATCAACTAAGCGTAAAGGATTTAACTCTGTCTCAGATGAGACTATCTATGATACTTTACTTGATGTT